ATGCACTAGCCATCCGTGCATCTTTGCCAGATTGATCACGATCTTCTGAAAGTCTGACTCGGTCATGTGCGCGCCTGTTCAATGAGGATGTCGCGTTCCAAAGTTAGGAATGTAATCTGGGCTTTAAGTTCGTCGATGCTAATGAGTAAGTCTTGGATCTGATAGTGCTGATCCCTTAGACGTGCCGCGTACGGGTCGGAAGCGTCAAACTTAATCACTTGAGTCGGTCTATGACGGTTGATGCCTGAGCGCCTGTAAGCGTCTCTAGAACGACGTCTTCAACTCCTAACGTCCCATGGATGAACTCCAGAAGATCAAGGTCGTTTAGTTCTTTGCCCCGTGCCAAAGCTTTTAAGAATCCGATCTGTTTAGGTGTAGCGAATTGCCCAGACGAGGAGGCGTGGGTCTCATCCTTTGAGGGACTCACCGTCCGGGACACTTTGAACATCTCTTCGCGTGACGGCCGTTTGCCGTGTGTCGCGTAGCCGGCATTAGCCAACGCGCGGCCGATGCTTGATGTTTCACAATTCTCAATATGCGCGGTCTTATTGACTGGCGATGAGCCACGGACTTCTTCTGCGTACCCTGTCGCCTTGGGCCATGTGTCTATGAACTCAAAGAACACTTCGGCGCGGAAGATCACTTGATCCCCGTCTTGTGCGATGAGCGATGTAGCAATGCGGCCGTTTGGGTGATCTGCCCAGAATCGGATGAGGCGATCTTCTACTGTTTCGTAGTTGCTGAGATCGAATGCCATGTCGGGTGTCCTTTAATCGGTATGAGTGAGCGAATTGTACACGTTGAACGCGTTGCGAAGTTGATCTTCTGTCTGGAATGTGCGCGTCTCTAAGAACACTTCTACAGCCTTAGCAAGATCGTCGATGGCTGCCTTCTTAACGCTTGAGCGTGTGACCGCTGGGAAGTCAAGTCGCATTGCGGCGCCGTGTTCGTCTCGATAGCCGTAGTGCATGTAGATCTGCGAGCCGTTGCGTTCTTGCTTTAATGCAAACACCCATCCGTCTTTGTGTAGCGCTGAAAGTGCGCCTGAGATCTGGCCGTGATGTAGCCCCAGTTTGCCTGCTAATTCTTTCCACGTGTAGCCAACCTTGCAGCCTTGCAGCGCTTCTAAGATCTGCTTTTGGCGTGATGCCGTAACGCCTGATGCGTCTTCAGAGATTGCGCGAGCCTTTGATGTTTCTGAGCCGGCAACGTGGCCCGAATGTCCGTTGTATGGGAGCGAAGGATGGAATAGGTCGGTCATGAGTGCGCCTCCAATGCTTGAATTACTTTGTCAAGTGTTGTGATGTCGTAGAGCGGCATCGGTACTTCTAATGTGAGCGAATTGCGTAGTGCGCGTACGCGTCGGATTAGATCGACGTGCGGATGGGGTACAAGTATTTCGTCAATAAATGCGAATAGTTGTTTTCGCATTTCTTCGCTGATGCCGCTTTCGGGATAGGGCGCTTCGTTCACTTTGCAGTCCTCCAAGGATTCCAGCCTGAGTTTATGTATATGGCATGGGTAGCACGAAGTGAGATTGTCGCGTTAAATAGGTCGGAGCATTCGTCCAAGATCCCTTTGGCTTGGAGCCATCCGATTGGCCATTGCGAATTAGGTAGGCACCAGAAGCCGTTGATTTGGGTGAGGCCGTACGAGCCGCCCATTGGATCGTCAATGTTGTGCGCGTGTGGGAGGCATCGAGATTCTCGGTACATGACCAATTCAAGCGTGGCCAATTGCTCGGCTGGGAAGCCAAGATCGAGGGCCAGTTGAAGGGCGTCGTCACACGTGGCGATCGTCGTAATCGTGGTGGTCGTAATCGGGACTGATGCCGGCACGACAACTTCCACGGGTGGCATCTCAGAAGGCTCTGGGAGGCTCCTGGCAACGCCTAGGAACGCCGTTAGCGCCCATAGGCTACCGATGACGCTGATGATGATTTGTGGGGCTGTAATCATTGTTTCTCCAATTCGTAAGGGGGTGACCATGAGTCGCCCGTGGCTGTCCTGAAGGACATACGGCCGGCTAGGTATTGCGCCTCGGATCCGCCGTTCATAAAGATCTGCACAAGGACTTCTTGGCCGTTGTCAAGAACTGTCTTGAGCACCAGATAGTCGAAGATTTGTGGATCGGTCATAGAATGGCCTTTCGTCGGTAATCCGACCTTAGCCAACACTTGCCTAGTAAGGGTGGATTTCCCCGAATGCCTTTAGGAATGCGGCTTTGACGAAGATTGGGGAGTCTGCCGCTTGTGGTGTGATCTCGATGTGGAACCAGTCTCCGCCGGGTGCGCCTGAGACAGTCGGCTTGCTGTATTTGCTCCACGCTTGACGATCGCATTTCCACGCACGGCCGAACGGCTGAGGGAAGTAGTCAATGATCATTTCTATTCCAAGATCGTTTGCATTGGCGCAAAGCTTCTCGATCGCTTCTAGCGCGTCCTTACGGTTGGCAAGTTTCTTGCTGGCGCTAGGGCGATACGAGAGATCGACGGCGCGGCCTGTCGCGTGTACTGATAGGGATTCTTTGCCGCGCATATTTCTCACGCCATAAGAGCCGTTATCCCAGAGAGCGCCTTGAGCAAGCCAGATGACTTCTTTGATAAAGGCGTCCATGCCGGCACGTCGCTTAGGTGCTGCGCCGTCCTTGTTGCCCGTGTACGGCCTAGCGCCGACGATCGGCAACGGTTGGGCTTTAGGCTTCGGGGTTTTTGCCGATGCCATAAGCCTTGTTTTTTGGGTTGACGTAGCCGATGAATAGTGGTGCTACTGCTGCGATGGCTGCGCCGAGTAGATCGTTGGGATCGGTGTTGCCTGACATGTATAGCGCAATTGCTGCTGCAATGGCGCTGTTGATGTACGTCGAGATCATCGCTTTATCGCTAGGTTTCATCTGTTGCTCCTGTCTGTTTTGTTTTTTTCATTCCGTTAGATGCCAGTAGGCCGCCAAGTGATCCGGTCAAAAACACGACAACGGTCGAGAGCAAGTCTATAAAGGCTGCGTCGTTAGGTGCTTGCTCAAGTGGCTGATTGACGAATAGTAGGCCGTAAACGAAGCCGAGCACGATCGCGGCAAAACTGATCGACATAGTTACGCCGACTACAAGGATAAGTCGTGCGTGTTTATCCTCTGGCGACATCGCAAGCCGTCCTCGTAAAGCACCTGTTCGGCTCGATGTTGACTCGTGTGCTGGCGCATCCACTACAGCCCCAAGCCACTACTGCGACAAGGATTGTGCAGCCAAGCAAGTAACGCCATTTCATTAAGCCGTGGTAACTGGTTCGGCGTTTACTTGACGTTGTATAAACTCTTCGTATTCTGCTGGGGTCATTGGCCTAACTACGTCGTCTACTTGTATGTGTACTGAATCGTGTGGGTACATTGCCACTGCTTCTTCGTATGTCATGTTATGCCCTAACTGTTTGCGTATCCGTAGACGCGAATAGTTCCGCCCGTTAATGTGCCGCTTGTAGGGGTCAGGGTAAATGCGGTGTATGAAGTTGTGTTATTTAGCCAACCAGCAATAAAAGCACCTGTTGCACCTGTGTCTTGAAATGCGCTCATGCAATACAAAGTAGTTACTTTTGACAAAAACGGCGAAGTCAATTCTAGATTTGCGTTAAGGCCGTTGTCATCTCCGTTGCCGACACGCGTCCACGAAGTCGCATTATTGTCTGAGTCTGAACCAGCAGTTGCGCCTGAATACGCAACTCGACCTTGCCCAGAATAATATCCTGTTGCCGTTGCACCTAAAGTCAATTTCAGGTTAGTGCCAGCGGCGGTACTAGCAATTCCGCCACTAACAGTTATTTTGTAAACATCATAAGTAGCACTAAACGCGTCAGAAACAGTAACGCTTCCAACTGTTGTACCAATAGTTTGCGTTTTAATAAGCACAAGACCTGGCGCAACACCAACGGTCACCCAGTTGCTACCATCATAAACAAGAGTCTGTTTTGTGCTTTCTAAATAGGCATATTGGCCTTCCGCAAGTGTCTTTTCGCCCGTGCCACCAAAGGCCGCGTCACGCTCAACAGTCGACGCAAAAACTTGTATGCCAGAGTTTGTGATGTTGAGGTCTGCCGCTGTCAGGACTTCGCCTGCCGTATAAACGGGGACTGTAGTAACTGCGTTTGCTCCCATAAGTGCTCCTTATCCTAAGACATTCTCGGCGTCAAGTGTGCCATACACGGCATCGTCAAGGATGAGTTCGTAGACAAGCGTGGTTGGGCTTGTAAATAGCGTTATTCGGTGGCCGTCGCTAAGGCTGATCTGATGCTGGATGCCTTCAATGGCTAGTTCTTGCGCTAATTGTGTTGTCGTGTTGCCCGTGTTGAAAGACTTTTCAATGCTAATCGTGTCGCCGATTTCAAGGACGGCCACGGTGTCGCGTTGGGCGTCGGTAAGCATTAAGAACGCGGTAGAGACGTTTGTGTATCTTGGCTCGGGTTCGCCTACGAGTAGGTAATTGGCAAGATCTAAGGCGGCCGTGTTGTTATGGACTAGGGCGTCGGAAATCGAGTTTGTTTGGATGAAGTAGGTCGCTTGTGAGGCTAGATCTTCGGCGATCTCTGGGCTAGTTGCGCCGGCATGGGTTACGGATGCTCGGTTGACGACTTGGTTTGCTTCAAATGAGATGCCTACTTGATCCATTGGGATATTGGTTCCGTCATCGTGGAATGCGGCTACGGGTGCGGAGAGTGTCGTTCCGATCCGATCTTGAAAGGTAAACGTCCCGTCCCGTGCCACGAAGATTCTGCCCTGCACGGATTCGTTGATCTTGGCCATGTATGCGGCCACGGATGTTCCGTTGGGGACGGTGTAGGCAGACGCTCCTCCAAGTAGAACGCTTGATGTCTCAATGTTGCGTTCGCCCGGCAACTGAAAGGCGTTGACTTCTGGTAGGTCTAGGACGGCTTCTACGCGCACGTTTGCAAGTTCTTCCGAGACGTTGTATTCGGCCATGTATGTCTGAGATAGAACATAGAAGCGGTCGGCGCATTGGACGCTAACTTCGTCTAGGCCGCCAAGGTTGAAGTCGTAGGTGTAGTCGATGATGTAGCCGTTGAAGAGTTCTTCGCCTTCGCGCGTGAGAATGACGTTTCGCATTGGTGCTAGTCCGGGTTGATCGTTGGCGGTGTCAAAGAACGGCGAGTCTTGGTTAAACGGGTTAAAGACTCCGCCGGCATAGCCGTCTAGGAGATTGAAGTTCATTGAGCCGGCTGTGAATTGGTCGCCGATGTCGCGTCGTCCACGGAAGACGTTTATGTTTGTTGAGCCCTCGATGACTGATGCGTATTGTGTCGTTCCGTTAAGCACGTATTCGGTGTTATTAAGTACGCCTTTGGTTGTGTCGTCTAGGACGAATGCGTTGACTAAAAAGCCTGTGTCAATTAAAAGATCGTAGGATCCCGATTGAACGATTGTGGCGGCCATTACGCGACTTGGATTTGTGCTGGGCCGTCTACACGGTTCATTGCTTTAATGGCGTTAACGACGGCGCGGCCGATGTCTGCCGACGTTGAGATGCCGCCCGTGATGTTGACGGTGATGTTCTGTCCGCTTTGGTTCTTCATGCGGTCTAATGGGATGACGGCTTCTGGCCCCTTCTCACCCACAATTGCCAAACTTGGCGCCGTCACGATGCCTCCCGTGGCCATCATGCGGATTCCACCAATGCCACCAGTAGCCGCTTCTTGCGCCTGACCGATACGGCCAAGGGATATCTCATTCAATGTTCCCACGTTGTCAACAAACGGGATGGCGTTGTATGCCTTAATAAGCACATTGATTGCTTTGATCCACATGTTCGCCATGTTTTCAAATGCGCCAATAATAAAGTTAATCACTCCGTTAATGCCATTGCGGAACCATTCAAACTTTTTGTAAGCGGCCACAAGCGCTACAACCATAACGGCGATGCCGGCCGCAATAGCCGAAAACGGGTTAAGCGCCATAGCAAAATTGACGGCCATGATCGAGACGGCAATAGCGCCGATCGTGCCGGCAATGGCCAAGAAGACTCCGGGGTTGTCTTGCGCCCAATCTGCGAACTTTTGGACGACTGGGAGGACGGCTTCGAAGGCTGGAAGAAGTGCGGCGCCGACTGATTCTTTTGTTTCGTCTAGCGAGTTTTTGAGGATCTTCATGCGGCCTGCGGCGGTTTCTGCGGCTGCGGCCGTGGCTCCTCCAAAGGTTCCGCCAAGGACATTCATCACGTCGTCAAGGCTTGCGCCGTCTTTAATCATGGCTTTGATCTCTGGGGAGAGTTGGCCAAGGGCTTTGAAGTTGCCTCCGTAGGCTTTGGCAAGTGCATCGGAGACGGTCGCTAGATCCTTACCAGAGCCTTGTGCGATGTCCTGAGCGAGCGCGAGAGCGGTGTTGGCTGTAGTGATGTCCTTGGTGCCTACAAGAAGCGCTTGGAAGGCTGGACGAAGTTCGGAATCTGCCGTGCCAGACGCCCTCGACATTGCGGCAATGACTTTTTCTTGAGAAGCGACTTGTGCGTCGGTTGCCCCCGTGACGTTCTGCATGACGAGCGCAAGGTTCGCTTGTTCGGCGGCGTCCTCCATTGCGGCCTTGGTTGCTCCTACAAGTGCTACGCCTAAGCCGGCAACGGCGGCGGCCGCTGGTAGTGCTGCCTTCTTGATTGCGAAGTTTGCCTTTTCGCCAAAGGTTTCTAGTTGCTTAAATTGGGCGATCGCTTTCTTAGCGCCCTTGGGATCGTATTCGCTAATGATTGGGAGGATGACGGCCATGGGTTTACCTTGCGCTTAGATCGCGACTCAAAGCTTCTCCGACGCGGTCAACGATTCGCGCCATTTCTACTTCAAGATCGCTCTTATTTGCTTCGTACTGTTTCCACACTACTCGCGACGGGTCGCCGTACTTGGCTGTTAATGCGGCGCCCATTTGATTACTTTTAGAAAAGTCGAAGAACGCGGCGGCGGCGCCGAGCCATTTAACGGCGAAGGTCGAGAGGTTTACTTTGCCGCCAAAAACTTCTTTGGGCGCTTTGGTGTTGATGTATGCCTTTACGGAATGATCGGTCGGCCACGGGAATACTTCGTATTGGCCACGAAGATTCCATTGGCGCTGCCAGCCTGAGAGCGGATAGTTGAGTGGGATTGCGGATTGGATGTCGGAGACGAGGCCAGCGGTGACGCGTTTGTAGTCCTTGGTGATGTCGCGGCGAAGGACTTTGTCGATCTTGTTGAGATCCTTGAGCGCTTGACCAAGGCCGAACACTTCTATCCGTGCTTCAATGCCGCCGGCTGAGTTTCTCATTTGCGTCCTTTTTTGCTTTGGTCATTAAGGACTCTAATGATTGTTTGAAGGTCGCGCGCGTCAAATGAATCCGCATAGAACGTCGGAGCCCATCCCGTCGCGACTACCAGTTCGGCTAATTGCCGGCGGTAGCCGCGTCCGTAGGGTTTGGATCGGTTGCGTCCTCCGCTGCGATCTCGACGTCTGGGTTTTCTTTCAACCATTCGCGCCAAGTCGCTGGAAGCTTCTCGCCCTTAATGACGAGCAACGTGTGTACCCAACACGCGAGATCTGATGCACCTATTCCGCGACCGTCCGATACTCGGCGATTTTCTAGGCGTTCCCATTCGGCAATAACGAACAGGTTCGTCGATAATTGTTCTTTGACTTCTCCGCGCGTGAGGCTGAGTTTGATTTTCATGGTTCTCCTTGTGTCGGGCCGAGGACGGCCGTGATTATGGGTTCGTTGTATCGGCTGAGTAAACGCCGCCCATTAGCGTTATATCGATCGATTGCAGTTCGCCGAGCGAGGCCGAGATAACTGGCAACGACTCTAGGTAGCAGTTTGTCAATGTGAAGCCGGGGTTTGTTGCCGAATCAACTGCGTTAGTTGGCTTGACGATGACGGTTGTCTTGGTGCCGACCAATGGTGCAAGTGTCGCATAAGTGGCGTTGGCTGCGTATGAAAGAAAAAGAGTCAATGTGCATTCGTTGTCTTCAAGGCCAGCCGTGAACGTGTTTGCTGTATCGCCGAAAACTGTGTCATTTAAAGCCGTCACGGTGCGAGTCAATGTGGCAGATGTACACCACCCGGTGAGTGCCGTTGATCCCAATGTGACGGTTGGATTTGAGAGGATAGTTGAGGTTGCCATGATTGCTCCTTGAGTTGTGGTTTTAGTTTGACATAGATTCGGGCGCTAGGTGTGGATTACGCCGTTTGGACTTCGGTTGCGACGGTCAGTTCGTATGCCGGCAGGACGGATCCTCCGATGTCGACGTTTGTGGGGCGGCCTGAGATGATACCGATGTTGAGCGCGTATACCTGAGCGAGCATGTTGAGGAGGGACTTCTGGGCGTCTAGGTTGCCGGGGCCGAGCGTCACGATCTGGAGTGTGAAAGTGAGTTTGGCAATGTTGTAGTTGAAGCCGTCGATTGAGTCAATGTTCACGAACACGCACGGCGGGACGATGTTTCGTGGATCGTTTACGATTTGCAGAGAGGGGACGGTTTGAAGTTTGGCGACTAGGTCGTCGTAGCCCTCATTGAATAAGTCGGTGTAGGTCGGGACTGGCACTAGGCAACCTGCGGACGGTCAATGCCTAAGAGTTGGCGGATCATTCCGTTGAGTCCCATCACGGGCGCGGTTCCCATTGACTGAAATGATGCGAAGGAATCCATGGATCCGCGCTGACGGTACAAAGCTCCTCCGTACATGATCGTTCCAAGTTTGACATCCTGCGAAGGGACGGTCGTGAGGGAGTCGACATAGCCGGCTTCCATACGTCGACGCCAGCAGAACTGCGACGAACTAGAAGCGCATATTGTCAAGAACGCGGCGTCGGCGCTGGTCGCTGTGCCTATCCCGAGCCAGTCCTCGATATCGCTAGCCGAGATCCAAGTTGCCGTAGGGGTTGCCGTTAAGGTTCCAGATGCGGCTTGACGGGCTACGTCTGCTGCTGTACGGGCATAGAGAACTTGGTTCGGAATAGTGATGAGAGGGTTAAACTCTAAGTCACCTTCGTCGTCAATGCCGATGTATTCGTAAGACGGAAGCGATCGAATGGTGTATGTCCCATTGAACGTCGCGTCTACTGCTGCAACGGTAATCGACTGGCCGACCTCCAACTCCGCTGGGGTGAGAAGTTGAAGGACGGCGTAGTTTGATATGAGTTGCTTACTGATGACCTGATAGACGGCCATAATGTTGGCCTACCTTTCAGATCAGCCGACTGGGGCCATTTTGACGAACTTGGAAGAGTCAATCATTAATGTTGCAAGATAGCCGCGGAAGGCAATCGTGCGTGACAAGGTTGACGGAACGTCAATCGATATCGCGCCCTTCTGCTGTTCAAAAATTTCGTAACCAGAAGCATCGCCAACGATAAGCGTGTCGCCTGCAAAGTTGCGATCAACGACAACCTGCAAACCGAAAGCATTGCCGTTTACTTGTCCCGGTGCAAGATTGCCAAATGCGTTCATTGGGCCAATCTGTGGAAACAACGGACGATCCGATGTGTCTGAAAGGCTGAGCAAAAATCCCCACCACTCTGGGTTGACAAAAATGTGAGTTGGCAAGTTGCCGTTAGAACCGCTCAAAATTGTCTGTGCTGCACCCGAAATCCATGAAGCCCAATATGCAGGATCAGTTACGGAAGCAAGTGCAAAGTTGCGAGTAACTGTTGCGCCAGTCTTCAAGTTGTCTGCTGCCACGTTGTCGGTTTCATTGGCATAAATTCGACCCATGTCGTCAAGGACTAGTGAGATGACCTCTGGCGTACTCCAATCGATTGATTGTTCGGACAACGTCACGAAGCCACCGTAGGTACCTTTTGTAACTTGGTTGTCTGTAACGACGTAGGTTCCTTGAGTAAGTGAAGTGTTTTCAGTTGCCTGATTGCCAATTGAAGTGTGAGTTGTTACTTCTGGACGGATAAATACTTTGCCGCCTTGTGGCATTGCTTTCGCACCAATTGCATCAATTACAGGGCGACGGCCGATGAAATTGTTGTAAACAGGTTGCACGATCGGCAATGGCAAAACACCAGGAATATCAGTAGTTAACACGTTTGGCGCTGCGGCCTGAATGCCTTCGCTCATTGCTCGCCATTGATCTCCACCAGTTGCAAAAGCCGAAATGTATTCGGCGGCTGTTGGCATTTTGAACTCGCGCTTAGCGGTTGCAAAGATTGTTTGAGTCGCGGCAGATGCTTCTACAACGGCTGGGGCTTCGACTGTTTCGTTCATGGTTTCTGTCTCCTGTTGAGGTTCTACTTCTTCAATAGTACTTATTTCTTCTTCTTCGTGTGGGATGCTCGCGGCGACTTCCAAGATGGGGGCGTCGAATGCTCCTTGAGCGACTACCGACAATTCGTCCCACCTAGCAGACGTGACAACCATGACGCCTTCTTTGTCGTATTTGAACTTAAGTGGGGTGACTCCAACGGACACTTCTCGGAGGGCGCCGTCGCTGGCGAGCACCAAAGCTTCTGACCCGAGAACGGTTTCGCTGATCCGTGCGGAGAAGAGCATTCCTTCTTCGGTTTCTACGCGCTCGGTGACGGTGCCGATTACTTTGCTGGAATCGTGGAACATTTGAAGCACGGGTGCGCGGCCGTCGACTGGGAGAGAGCCGGGGGCGAAGGCCACCATGGATCCGTCCGAGACTTTTGCGGGGGTGTTATATCTAACGGCAATTCCCGAGATCGTGCGGCGTGGCGTATCGCCTGCGGCCGCGTCAATGGTGAATGCTTCTGATCCGAATCTAATCATGGCGTGATCCTAATTTCGTGCGATTGGTGTTTGTGGGATATCTGAATCTTCTGGCATGTCACGGGATTCCGACATGTCTCCGCCAAGGTATGCCTCTGAGAGATAGTCCGAAGTGTCAAAGCGGACGAAGGTTCCGCGCGGAAGAACATTGTCGGACGACAACGTGGAAGCAATGCATTTGGCGATCGGCGCACAAGCGTACGTCCAGTTGTCAATCCGTGACTGCTGGCTGGATTGGTATGAGTACGCGCCGATTGATACGGAGAGCAAGAATGAGGGGACACCAAGAAAACGGCCGAGGTCACGACTGGAATAATCTGCGGACTCGATCATCATCATTTTGTCTGGGGTTGCGTCGGTGGCAACGTATTCGATGAACTCGTTTAGAGCAGCCGTGTTGTTTCCAGACGTGCGCGCGATATTGAACTGTTGCGCGAGATCGTTAAGTTCGGCCGAACTAAGCGGCTCCCCTCCCGTTTGTTTTAAGTATCCCGAAGGCAAGACGGACTGGCTCGCTCGGAGTCTTGATTCTTCTATGCGTAGCGCTGTTTCTACTGCACGGGCGCCGGCAGAGTTGAACGATTGCATCGGTGAGATGAATTGGATGACGTCGCGCGGATCTAATTGAACGCCATTGAATACGATCTGTTTGGATGGGCCGAACCACAACGGGCCAGCCTGATCAAGTGTTGACACCATCGCGGCTGGGAGACGTGTGAAGTTATTTGGGTAGCCGTCGGCTGTGCGATCATTTGGATCTACATACCAGAAGGCCCGTCCTTCAAAGATGAGGTCATCGCAAGTAAAGGCAAGGATAAAGTCGTTTGGAACGCCTTTGTCAATTCGAGATAGCCATGAACGGGGAGCGAGTGGAACTTCTTCCATTTCGTCGCCGTTCCACATTTCGCGATACATCTCTAGTTTTAATCCTGCGATGGTTGTGCAAATAAGGTCGCGGCTTCTTGCGACAACTGGGAGCGTCATTGCGCGGGCTCTGCGAGTGCCGTCTGTGTACGACGCAAAGTAGCCGATGTTGTAGGACGATGCTCCGACGGCTGCCTTGATTGACAAGTCGGTCGTCGTTTCTAGTGGTTGCGATTTACTGAAGAACGCCATCCCTAGAGCATGACACATCTAGCGCGTTTATGGTGGCAACCGCTCGGAGGCGTTTCCGATCCCGACGAAAGGTAGGGCTCACGAGCGGCGCCGACTGGATGTTAGTTGCCAACGATGACTAGTGAAGGCTTTTGGGTGACGCGATTTTGTGAGGCCAAGGTTGCCGACCAGATAAGCGTGCGGCATAACTCGATCGGGCCGGGTGACTTCTGGGATGAGACGGCGATTGAGCCTTGGGTTCGTACGAGGACGGCGCGTTGAACGTGCTCGGAAAGCATGGCCTCGCCAGTATGAACAAGCCGCATTTCGTGGATCATGTTTTTGACGACTGGCGTGTATTTCAAGATCTCGCCGTATCCGACAACTATTCGGCGGCGGTCAAACGTGGCGGATTGAACTAGCACGTCAATTGTCGGGGAGAACGCAAACTTGACGGCAGGATCTTTGGCAATTTCGGCTAGGTGCTCCAGTAACTCCTTTTGTGTCTCGGCAGTAAACGCCACGGAGTTGACGACGCGGCCGTCGGGTAGGGAGACGGATCGGGTGGCGAAGTAGCGGCTGTCGTCCATTGAGGCTTCTACGGCGACGACTCCGCCGGCAGGAATATCTCCTTCGTAGAGCAAGTCGGGCCATAGGCCGTGTGGGATCCAAGAGTTTGCGGAGGCGACCCACATGTTTAGGGAGCCGCGCAAGAAGAGTGCTCGATCTGGGCCTTCAGATTCTTGACGCAAAGTTTCGATCGTTAGGAAGTATCCAATTGCTGGGTTGCCCCAATACCACGATGCTTCATGCAGCGGATCCAGCGAAGGCTCGGGCGACCACTCGGCAAAGTAAAACGACGAAGGCTTCTTGAGGTCAATGAGCCGAAGCGCATTTTCGCGATGACGGATAAACAACTTGGACGCCTCCGTGCCGGCCGTAGAAAACATGGCAGTCAAGGGTGAGCGCCTAGCGCGTTGAGCCGGCAAGAGTCCTGCTTCTACTTCGTCGGAGACGTCAAACAATTCGTCGATAATTGCCAAGTCGATTGTCATGCCGTGACCGACGGAGGGACGTGCGGCTTTGACATACCATTTTGAGCCGTCTGGCATTGTCGCTTGGTAGCGGCCGTAGGACATAATGACCTTGGCTCCGCAGCGCTTTTCTAGGATCGGTGCGATCTCTTCAAAGAGCATGCAAGCAAGATCAAGACGGTGCGAAAGTGAGACGACTGTTTGTCGTTGGCCGCGAATCTTTGGCATCTCAATTAGCCAGAAGAGGATGAGCGCTTGGATGACTGTTGTTTTGCCGTTCTGTCTGGCCACGGACACAAGGCTTGATCGATGCACAAGATCCTGATCGGCATTGAAGGTAAGCATCTGATCCAATACGTGCATCTGCCAAGGCAGCATCGTTAAGCCGAGAAGCTCCTGGGCTATGTCCCCCACAATTGCCGCCCACGATCCGACACCGTCAGGGCTGATCGTTTCCAGTCTCGGCCGGTCATGCGCGATCGCCGCTGGTTCTGGCTGGTTCAGGCCGTTCTTGGTAAAGAGTTGGATGGGGCTCGGGTTCTTCTT